TTGAACGATGAATACTCAGATCACTATGCACGTCCTATCCGTAAAGCGCGGCGAAGTTGACGGTAATCGCTACGCATCATTGATGATGGTATCCGATACCCCCACCTATGAACGTGATTCTGCTGGTCTCCAGGTTATGAAAGTAACTTGTGATTATGATCTCCTTGATCGAATTGACGCTCGTGCTGTCCCCGGTAATTTCATTGCCGAAGTTGCCTTAGTCACGGCTGCGGGTGGTAAGGCTGGCTTCAAAGTCCTTCAACTTCAACCCGTAAAAAAGGCTTGATTAAAACATGGCCATTTGCACAAAAGTAGATAATGCTGGGCTAATAATTCAAGATACGGTTAATACTGATCCCCTGAATTGTCCCGGTTATGTTTTGCCAAATGGTCAAGAGTATTTAGCCTATTGGATTGCAAGCCCTATTGAAATAACCTCTGAGCAAATCTTTTACGTTTTCACTTGGGGCTTCGGTGTTGTCTTGACGTTCTGGGCGATCGGTTATGTTTTAGGTGTGGCTCTTAAGGTCATTTCTAAAGTGTAAAGGGTGGCGACCTCCGCCAAAAACTTCAACTTTTCCAATGGAGGAAAAAAAATGGCTGATCTTCTCGCAGCAATCGACATTTCGGCAGTTAAAGATGCTGTTCTTGCTCTTGGCTTGGTAATCGTGGCTATCGCTGTTGTCTTCAAAGGCATCAGTGTTGCAAAACGTGCCGTAGGCAAGGTTTAAGCATGATCGGGGCGTTATCAGTTCTTTTTTGGGCTGTTATCGCCCTTTTAGGTGGTCTTTCGGCCTTTGCTTTTATATTGGCGCAAAAATAAAGGTATTAATAATGTTGTTAAGATTTATTATCTTTATTTTTGCCTTTTTCTTATCAGGTTATTCCCATGCTGTTCTAGTAATCGACATTACTTGCGTAAAACATTGTAGTGTTGGTGGCGTTAATTTTTCTTCCCCTTCAACAGGTTGCGCATCTATTCCTGACCAAGGTGATTTTCATTACTCTTGGCCTGCTTGCGACGGTACATGCTGGGGAAAAGACGCAAGAACAGGCATTGAAGGATCAATGGGGGTGTGTGTAGCTCTTCCACCTTGTGCTGCTGATGAAATTCGAAAATCTCCTGATTACGAATGTCATCCAGACTGTAAAAATGGAAAAGTTGAGCGAGAGGGTGTCTGTCAGTGCCCAGTAGGTACTCAATTTAATCCTTATAGCAATAAATGTGACGCATCTTGCCCTGCGCCTATGAGTGTCCAGGCAAACGGTGAGTGCTCATGTGGTCCGGGAAAGCATCCGCATACGGACAACTACGGGAATAAAATGTGCCTCCCCGACCCGGAACAAGATTGTCCAGATACAAAAGTCCGCGATTGGTCTGGTGCATGTGTTGATTTTAGTCCAGATCCTAATAAAGACCCCGGTGACACGTGCCCTTACGGTTCATATTGGGATACTACGAATCAAGTGTGTAAGGGTGGTTCAGCGCCTCCAAAGCCAGCTGACCCCGGAACTCCTCCCGGTGATGGCAACCCTCCACCCGGTGGTGGCAACCCTCCACCCGGTGATGGCAACCCTCCACCCGGTGGTGGCAACCCTCCACCCGGTGGTGGCAACCCTCCACCCGGTGACCCGCCCAATCCTGTGCAACCTCCTAAACCTGTTGAACCACCGAAACCAGACCCGGAGGACAATTGCCCTGCTGGATACGTCAACTTAAATGGTAATTGCATAAAAGTTGAATCATGTCCCCCCGGTTCGCATTCCGTAGCTGGTAATTGTGTTCCCGATAAGGAAGACCCAACAGGCTGCCCACCTGGTGAGGTTAATATCAATGGAACGTGTTTAAAGGTGGGAACATGCCCACCCGGTCAATATTCTGTTGATGGTGTCTGTAAGCCTAATGAAACAGACCCAACAGGCTGCCCTCCCGGTGAGGTTAATATTAATGGAAATTGTTTTAAGGTGGGAACATGCCCACCCGGTCAACATTCTGTTGATGGTGTCTGTAAGCCTAATGAAACAGACCCAACAGGCTGCCCTCCCGGTCAAGTTAATATAAATGGTAACTGTGTGCAGACGGGCGAGTGTCCACCTGGACAGGTTTTAGTTAATGGAAAATGCTCAATTAAATCTGAAGAGCCTAAACCAGATACTGGGCCATCAACAGAATGGGGAAAACCCCCTTCTGTTCCAGAACCACAAAGCTGGATTGTTTCTAATTACAAAGATGGTTTACCTGGAGTTTGGAATAATTTCCAATCCTCTTTAGCGCAAACCAGTTTAATTAAAGGCATAGATTCGATAGGTTCCTGTGTTCCGTCTGGTGGTAGTTGTCCTGATTTTACTATTTCCTTAAATTTTGGTATGGCAAACTTTGGTTCTTTCAATATAGCGCCTCCGTGCTGGATTTGGGATATTCTCAAGGCTATTATTATAATTACGTCTTTATTTACTGCGCGACGTTTAATTTTCGGGGGTTAACTTTATGCTCGATTGGCTTGGGACATGGCTTACGGCTTTTTGGTATGCAATTAAAAGCTGGTTCCTATTCTTTTTTGATGTTTTTGTTTCTTTCTTTGAGTCTTTTTTTTTAACACTTTATGACCTATTGAAGGATGTTTTTTATTTTATAGTTGATGCCTTCCTTAAATTAACCAATACAATTATCGCTTCACTCCCTTTTAAAGTAGATTTTTTAAACCCTTGCCAGGCTGGCATTCCGCCCGACGTATTAAATGTTTTAGGCCTAATTGGCGCAGGTGAAGGCTTGGGTATTATTGCATCGGCCATTTTAATAAGAATTTTCCTGCAATTAATTCCTTTCACTCGTTTGGGTTCCTAGTGTGATCAATTTAATTTTAGGTGCTCCCGGTTCTGGAAAATCTTATGAAGCCGTTGCTTATCATATTCTCCCGGCTCTTAACAGTGGTCGAGCGGTTGTAACAAATCTTCCTCTTAATATTTCGTCCCTAAAGATCGTTATTCCTAATGTTGAATCTTTAATAACAATCAAAGAGTCAACATTAAAAAATCCTCGCCCTTTCTCAACTCTCGAAGATTTTGATTCAACGTTTAAAGATGATTCTACTGGTCAGGGTTGCCTTTATGTGATAGATGAATGTCATATTCCTTTTCCCCGTGGTTCTACACTATTAAAAGTTGAAGAATGGTTTTCTTTACATCGTCATTTAGGCGTCGATGTGCTTTTGATTACTCAATCTTATGGAAAGGTGAGTAAATCCATCATTGATCTTTTACAGATTGTTTATCGCGTCCGTAAAAATACCGCCTTGGGTTCTTCTACTTCTTATGTTCGTAAAGTTCAGGATGGAATAAGGGGAGAGGTTGTTAATACGTCTATAAGAAAATATAACCCAATTTATTTTAATTATTATAAAAGCCATACCTTATCTAATTCTGATATTTCCGAATCAGGCGCTTCTGATTTAAAACCTATTTGGCACCATTGGAGTTTTAAGCTCGGGTTTATAATGATTCTTTTCGTTCTTTATTGGGTAAGTACGCATAAAATTTCTTTCTTCGGTTCAGCGGCGCCTCCTCTCATAAAAACAGATTCCTCACCTCCTCAATTAGTTCAAGCGCCAACTTTACAACCTCTGCCCGTTTCAAAACCAATTAGTCCTTCATCCCAACCACAATCCACAATAATAGAGCCTGTAAATCATCCCTATTCTGCGGTCTCTCTTTCAATTCAAGGTTTCGTCCAAAGGGGCAAAGAAAAGTTATATTACGTCAATGCTTCTTTTAATGCGCAACCAGCGTTTTACCTTACTTCTGATGACCTTGTGGCTGCTGGTTATCAATTCAAAGGCATCTCCGAGTGTCTGGCGCGTCTCGATTTTGAAACCTTCCACGCTTGGTTAACGTGTGATTCAGCAAAAGTAGGTGTTCAGGTTTCCTCTGGTAATTCTGGAGGTCAGCCTTCAATTAATAATATGCCTTCGTTGCCTTCATCCATTTCATTGCAACAGCCTAGTTATATTGAGGCAGAGCCTGTTTCTGTCTCAAAAAACAATACATCCTCTCAATCAATGGGCTACGGCTACCCACCAGTCAACCCAGGTGGTCTAGGGTTCAGTCGATAGACGCTCTTGTAGCACGTCTATTGTCTAATTCACAAAGACCCTTATACACCCACACTACAGCACAGTGAGCCTTTTATGACCCGTCTTCATGATCGTTATTCGTTTGATTCCTTAGCTACTGGCTCAACTTCTAAAGATGGTCGTCTATTTTGTAGTGACAACTTTGGAATCAATGATTTAAGCCATGTCAATTTGTTGATGTCGTCGGTTGATACAGTTCGGCAGCTTTATACCGGTTCACTTAAATTTGACCTTGCCCAGCTTGACGGCATAAAAGT